ATTTAGATCAGATTAATGAGACACAATCATGTCCTGATCAAAATGCGATCGAATTAAGAGATCATAAAATTATTCCACATATGTGGACTTTGATTGCATTTCAAGAAGGATGTGAAAAACCTCGAACTATAGTAGCTTTGGCTGTTGACGGACAGAATTTGCTCTTACCATATCATTTTGTTGAAGGATTAGATCAAGGAACTCGAATTACTGCGAGCGGTGCGTCCGGAATTGCTATTGTTTTCTCACTTGATTGGTGGAAAACGAAGCGGTTTGGAAAAGCCGATGTTTGTATAATTCGAGATATTGCTAGGTTGCCTCCTGCTCCAATATTATCAAAATACTTTATTAGAGATGAGGATTTACCTTGGTATAGATCTATGAATGGTGAGCTTATAATGAGAAATTATGATGCCAAACGTGGAGATAGCTTTGTTATTTATCCTAATCTGGACATAAGAGCTCTGGATTTGGTAGATAAACCAACTGAACATTTAGTTGGTAATGAAATTGTTAATGTTAGACAGGGCTGGTCACACGATGCTCCTACGAAGAAAGGAAATTGTGGCTCTTTATTGATGGTATATGGAGGAAAGTATTTGCGTAAGATGCTAGGGATTCATGTGTCAGGATATGCTGGTAACACTGGTGGTATTTGTACACTCGTTACTGAGGAGATGATACTTGAGAATTTGTCTGAAAATGCTTTTGATTTGAATGAAGAACAAAGGGGGACACTCCTTGTTGATGATCTGGATTCAAGCTTTATTCCCGCAGGATATAAAGTTTATGGCCATGTTCATCCAACAAATGCAGTGTTTTCTCCGGCAAAGACAGACATAAAACCAAGTGTCCTCCATGATTTAGTGCGAGAACATGTAACAGAACCATCGGTGTTGTCATCGAGAGATTCACGAGTGGATAGTAAGTTTTTAGGTAAAAGTCCGTTTTCCAATGCTCTGGGTAAGTATTGTGTTCGAACATTGCCGTTTTCTCCCAACTTAATTTGGTCAGTTGAAACTCATTTAGAGATGCTTCATGAGAAATTTGTGAAACCACTTCGAGAGGATATTGAGCATGTTAGTTTGGACATGGCAATTAATGGATTGGATATAGACCATTATGAGTGTCTTAACATGGAATCCTCCCCAGGATTTCCTTATGTTAAGGACAGGCGAAGTGGAGATAAAGGAAAGAAATTCCTATTTACTCAACTTCATAATGATGGCGAGCGAACTAATTATAAAGCTAAACCTATGCTTGTAAATGATGTTGTGAAAAGACTTTTAACTATGTTGAAAAGAATTTTACCTTTTACAGTATGGGTTCATTGTTTGAAGGATGAACGCCGAACGATGAAGAAGATATGGGAAATGGCTACACGAATTTTTACTATGGGTCCGGTTGATTTAACATTGCTTGGACGTATGTTAACGATGGATTTTGTTGCCGCTTATATGGCTGCCAAAGGTAATTTTTACTCAATGGTAGGCATTGATATTTCAT